GGAAAAGTATTATCGGAAATTACTCAATTTTGTCAGCAAACAAATACACATTTATTTTTAGTGGCGCACCCTAGAAAAATAGAAAGCGAAAACGGAAACTATAAAAAACCAACTTTGTATGATATAAGTGGCTCTGCTGACTTTTTTAATAAGGCTTATAACGGTTTAATAGTTTATAGATGTATTGGACAACGTACTAAATTTGATTCTGATATTGTTAAAATGTATGTTGAAAAAGTAAAACGAAAAGAAAACGGACAACTAGGCGATTTTGATATTGCTCCTGATTTTAAAAACGGCGGTGTTTATAGGGATGTAGATTTAAATGCAAAAAGGTTTGAAGTTGTAACTGATGATAATGTACCATTTTAAAAATAAAATAATATGAAATACATAGAAAGAAAAAATAAAATTATAAATGATAAATATACTAAATATGTGTATGAAGCGTTTGACATACAAAACAAAGAAGAAACAATTGTAAAAATACCAATAAACTTTAGTGAATGTAAAACATTTGATTGGAATATTGGTGTAATTTATGGAGGTTCTGGTACTGGTAAAACAACATTATTAAAAGAATTTGGAGATTTAACTTTAGATGAATTTGATGATAAAAAGCCTTTAATTAGTAATTTTGATTGGTTAGATCCAAAAGAAGCAACATTTTTATTGTCATCTATGGGATTAGCATCAGTTCCAACTTGGCTTAGACCATTTAGTTTATTAAGTAATGGAGAACAATATAGAGCATCACTTGCCTATAAAGTTGGTAAAGCAAAAGAAAATGATGTTATATTAATTGATGAGTTTACAAGTGTAGTTGATAGAGATGTTGCAAAAGCAATGAGTAATGCTTTACAAAAATACATAAGGAGAAATAATAAAAAAATAATTCTTGCATCTTGTCATTTTGATATAATGGAATGGTTGTTGCCAGATTGGACTTATTCACCGTTAAAAGGGCGTCTCGAGAGAGCGTCAAGTCGAAGGCAAAGACCAAAAATTAAATTACAGATATTTCGATGTAGATATGAAACTTGGAATATATTTAAACAATATCACTATTTAACTGAAGATTTATCTAAAAGTTCAAAATGTTTTTTAACTACTTGGAATAATAAGCCTGTAGCTTTTAATGCTGTTTTACCTTTACCAAGTGGTACATTAAAAAATGCTTTTAGAATGAGTAGAACAGTTGTATTGCCTGATTATCAAGGATTAGGGTTAGGTGGATTTGTTAGTGATTATGTTGCTAAATTATACGTAAAAGATGGTAAAAGATTTTATGCTAAAACATCAAATCCTGCATTATGGAATAAAAGAGAAAATTCAAATAATTGGAGAGTTTGCGATGTGCAAAACAACTTAGATAAAATTAGAAAAGAAAACGAAAAAGGAGGACAACAAAGAAAAGTTAGTGTAACAAAATCATTTGAATTTATAGGAAATGTTGATTGTGTAAAAGAAGATCAATTAAACATATTAAAATTTAATGCCAACGCTTACAAAGAAGTTTCACAAAATCAAATAAGTTTATTTTAAATATGAAAATAGGAGAAAAATTTACTTTTTATAGTAATGGTAAACATAGAAAAGCTATATTTTTAGAACAAAAAAAAAATAAAATAAAAGCTATTATTTGTGATGAAAAAATGCAAGGTATTAAAGTGGAAATATTTGAGACACAAATAATTGATGATAATCAAATTAGTATGTTTTAAGACAATAAATAATGCCTAAAAATAAAAAAATAAACATATCGCAAACAGACGAACACAGAAAGGCAATGCAATGGTGCATAAAAAACAATATTAAAGTTGGCGTTCTACCTACAAAAAAAGGTTTAAAAGTTGAAATTAACGAAAATGGAGACAAAAAAGTATCGCCAAAAATATACACACAAGAGGAAGCACAAAAAAAAGTAATAGAATTATATTTGTATATTTACAAAAAATACTGGCAAGTATGAACATAAACTTTAACACAACTATTTTTGCTTTATTCGGCATCTGCTTTGGCGCTAATTATTGGAACTCTAAAATGGATGACGATTTTGGCGAAACAGATTTAACCGGAGAAACAGAACATTGTTTGCAATTCTTTATTGCGGTAGTTGGAATTTCTTTTGTTTGGTTTACACAAGATAAATAATTACTCTTTTGAAAAAAAAAGTAAACATTGCATCTGTAAAAGAAAATCCGGACAATCCAAGATTTATAAAAGATTCTAAATTTAAAAAATTATTCAAGTCAATTAAGGCGTTTCCTGAGATGTTAGAGAAAAGGCCAATAGTAGTTGATGAGAATATGGTTGTTCTTGGCGGAAATATGCGTTTAAAGGCTTGTAAGTCTGCCGGGTTGTTTGAGGTTTGGATTGATATTGCACAAGGTTGGACAGAAGAACAGAAGCAAGAGTTTATTGTTAAAGACAATGTAGGCTTTGGAGAGTGGGATTGGGATATACTAGCCAATGAATGGGATGTTCAAAAATTAGTAGAATGGGGGGTTGATCTACCCGTTTATGATGTTCCTATTGATGACGACCAAGACGACAAAAACGATACAGATAAAGAGGTTTGCGAATTGTGCGGAAAATAAATTTGCACAACTAAAAGAAAAATTATAATTTAGCAGAGGATTTAAACTGCCAAGTAAAAAATCCTTTTTCATAAAATTTAAGTTTGTACCTCTCAGAAATGGGAGGTTTTTTTATTTTTTTAAAAATTTTTTTGTTTTTTCTTGTGTAATTGAAAAAATTCTTTTACTTTTGAAGTGTAAACAAATAGAAATTATGAAAATTATTAAGAATTATTTTTGGAATCACGAATATAGACACGAAATGAGAACATTGAAGCCATCTAGAAAAATGGATGTATATAATGTATTTTTGAAATTTAATTTAGATCCTAGTGAATCATCTGATTTACATTATCAATTAATTTGTGAAGTTGTTGGAGATTATACAATACAAGGAGAAGATATTAATCAAAAACAAATAAGATTACAAAATTCTTACATATAAAATTATAAACCATTAAATAAAAAAAATACAAGTTAAACATCAGACGTGATGGAATAGTGAATAAGTGAGAAAAACTCAAATAAGCTATTTAATTAACCTCTTAGAAATAGGGGGTTTTTTTATGTATTTATATTTTTTTAACTTTGCGATATGGCAACAAAAACCGACATATTAAAAAGGAATCTTTTAGAAGCGCTAGAAAAATCGCTCGGAGTAGTTACAACGGCTTGTAAAATAGTTGATTGTAATAGGAGTACATTCTACAAGTATTACAATAATGACCAAGACTTTAAAGCGTCTGTTGATGAACTTCAAAACCTAACTTTAGACTTTGCTGAATCACAATTACACCAACAAATAAAAGACGGAAACACAACTGCAACAATATTCTATTTAAAGACCAAAGGCAAAAAGCGTGGTTATGTAGAGCGTAAAGAGGTAGAGATGACCGCAGAGGTTAGTACGAGCAAACTATCAAACGAAGCAAAAAAGAAAATAGACGACATTCTAAACGATGAGTATTAACGAAATAATTAAACAAAAATGTGAAGATTCGCTTTTGTTTTTTACTCGTTATATTTTCAAAGAAAACACCGGAAATAAATTCGAGGCAGCAGAGTTTCATAGAACATTAGCCAACACATTACACAAAGTACATAACGGCGAAATTAAGCGCCTTATAATTAATATACCTCCACGATACGGAAAAACTGAAATAGCCGTTAAAATGTTTATCGCTTGGACACTTGCTAAAAATCCAATGGCGAAGTTTATTCATTTATCTTATTCCGATTCGTTGGCGCTTGACAATAGTTCAATGACAAAAGAATATATTAATTCAGATGCCTATCAACGCATTTGGGATTTACAACTTAAAAAGGATTCACAATCTCAAAAGAAATGGTACACAACGCAAGGGGGTGGAGTTTATGCAACATCTTCAGGGGGTGCAATTACCGGGTTTGGTGCGGGTACTGGTGGAGCAATTATAATTGATGATCCATTAAAACCTGATGACGCATTATCAGATGTTAGGCGGTCGTTTATAAACAATCGATACAATACAACTATTCGTTCAAGGGTTAATGATAGAGATGTTCCTATTATCGTAATTATGCAGAGGCTACACGAGGAAGATTTGAGCGGTTATTTATTAGACGGCGGAAGTGGAGAGCAATGGCATCACTTAAAGTTAGCAGCATTGGATGACAATAACAATGCGTTATGGCCTGAGAAACATTCTTTTGAGGAACTTGAAGCAATACGCCAAGCGGATAGATACACTTTTAGTGGTCAGTATTTACAAATCCCTTCGCCTCCAGAGGGTGGAGAGTGGAGAAAAGATTGGTTTAATATTATACACAGAGCCGAGTTACCGAGCGATATATCTTTTGAAATGTATATTGATGGCGCTTATACCAAAGACACAAGAAACGATCCGACCGGAATACAAATAAGCGGTAAAAGTGGCGACAATCTTTACATATTTAAAAGCATTGATAAGTATTTAGAGATGCCTGAACTAAAAAACTTTGTTACCTCTTTTGTGCAATCGTGTGGCGTTCCAATATCTCAAATATTAGTCGAGCCTAAAGCATCCGGAAAATCACTTGTGCAGCTATTAAGGCGTGAAACTAGATATAATGTATCAGAAATAAAAACTAACTTTGTTAGATACTCTAAGATAGAACGTGCGAGAGCATCCTCGCCATTTATTGAAGGAGGTAGAGTTTTTATAGTTAAAGATAATTGGAATGATGCGTTTTTACAACAAGTTAGCACGTTTCCAAATGCTAAACACGATGAACACATTGACGTAACTTCCTATGCTATCGAAAGGAATTTAATTAACAACTTTTTTGTAGTTTAAAAACAATTTTAAATTTTGTATTTTTACGAAAATTTTATATTACTTTAAAATATGGCATCTTTCTTTGACCGATTCAATTTTTCAAAAAAAAATCAAAACACAAACGAGCAATATAACAGAGCCATTTATAATTGGCTAGGTAATTCTGTTCTTTGGAACAATGAGAATGATGATTCTTATATTACGGAAGGTTATCAAAAAAATGCAACAATATATTCTTTGATAAATTTAATCACAAAGGCGGCAACAACAATTCCGTTTCAAGTTTATGAAAAGACAAACGAAAACGATTACAAAAGATATAAGGCTTTAACTTCTGGAATGATGGATGCAGCGTCTATACAAAAGGCGTCTTTATTGCAAAAAAACGCATTGGTTGAATTACAAGATACTGAATTACATAAAATATTAGAGCGACCAAATCCGGCACAATCTTACAACGCTTGGCTAACTGAATTGATTGCTTTCGGTAAATTAACCGGTAACAGATACATTTACGGAATTGGCCCTGATACTGGAGCAAACGTTGGTAAATTTACTGAGTTGTATGTTATGCCGTCGCAAGTGATGGAGATTATATCTAATGGTATAATGGAGCCGGTATCTAAATATAAATTAGAATACAACGGAACAAAATACATTGACGCATCTGAAATCTGCCACATTAAAGACTTCAATCCTTACTACGATGGTACTGGCTCACATATGTACGGACAATCGCCATTAAGAGCGGGTTTGCGTTCATTAACAACAAACAATGAAGCGGTACAAACGGGAGTAAAATATTTACAAAACCAAACTGCAAGAGGTTTATTAACTTCTGAGATGGGCGACATTAACGAGGTACAAGCGCAACAATTAAAAGATAAATTTAGACGTCAGCATCAAGGCTCAGACAATGCCGGAGATATTATTATTACTCCAAATAAAATGTCTTGGGTTAATTTTGGATTAAATGCGTCTGATGTTTCTTTAATAGCGCAGTACAACGCATCAATAAAAGATTTGTGTAATATTTACAATGTACCGGTACAATTACTAAACAATACTGATTCATCTTCTTACAACAATATGAAAGAGGCTAAAAAGGCATTGTATCAAAACGCAGTTATCCCGGAACTAATAAAAATTAAAGACGAATTAAATAGATGGTTAGCGCCTAAATATGGCGACAAACTTTGTATTGAGTTTGATTTTTCTGTAATACCGGAGATGCAAGAGGAAACTGAAAAGGTAGTAGACCAATTATCTAAAGCGTGGTGGATTACGCCAAATGAAAAGCGTTCTGCAATGAACTACGGAAAGGATGAAGAAAATACTCAATTAGACGATTACTTTATACCGGCTAATTTAATTCCAACAAATCCAAGTGATATTGATTTACCTATTGAGCCAATAGATTTAGACGTAAACAAGTTTTTAGGTCAAAAAAAAAACGAAATAATTAAGGCAGAAACCTATAATAATTATCCTCAATCTGCGACTAATAACGCTAAAAGGATGATTGAATGGCGTGATAAGTATGGGCGTGATGTTGTTACTGCGGGAACTGAAGTCGGTTGGCGTAGAGCATCGCAACTCGCAAACAGAGAAAATATTTCTTTAGATGTTGTTAAAAGAATGGCGCAATTTAATCGCCACAGAGAAAACGCAAAGATAGATCCTAGATATAAGGGAGAGCCCTGGAAGGACAACGGATATGTAGCTTGGAACTTATGGGGTGGAACTGCCGGAGTTGATTGGGCAATAAGGGAAGTAAACAAATTAAAAGACGACTAATTGAGGTTAGACAAAGACAAATGGCAAAAGGCTTTTGAAAAGGAATTGGACAAGGCCGAAAAAAGGCAATCCTCTAAAGTAAGGCGATACTATAAAAACCAATACTATAAAGGAGCAGAATCTTTTTTGTCTAGCGGTCAAACATCATTTCAACTTTTATTTAATACAAGTGAACTAATTAAAATTTATCGTGATTTATATTCTGATATTGGTTTGCAATTTGCGAAATGGTATGCAAGAAACTTCGATAAATACATAAAAAAGGGAGTTAATCCGAATCAATACGTTGATGAATGGCAAAATTCTTTTGCGTCTTATGGCTCTGCCGTAGGCGCTGAAAGGGTTACTTTAGTTAGTGGGACGGCAAAGGCAACACTTGTAAAGGTTACGCAAAATTTAATGACTGATTTAGATTTTCAAAATCTAGGTATTGCCGAAAAGACTAGAATTTTAAGAAGCCAATTCAATAGGTATTCGGCGTTTCAAGCGGAGCGATTAGTTAGAACAGAGGCAACAAATGCAGCAAACTTTGCAACTTTAAAATCTGCAAATACAGTATTTCCGGCGGCCGATATGATGAAAGAATGGGTTGCATCTTTTGATGACAGAACAAGGTCTACTCACGCCGAAGCCGGTGCAAGTGAGCCAGTTCCTCAAAATGAGCCATTTATGGTTGGAGGTGATTTAATGATGTATCCGGGAGACCCAAGCGGATCGGCTAAAGAGGTAATTAATTGCCGTTGTTCAATAGCGCCATTTCCAAAAGAAAACGCACAAGCGACCGGAGAAATATCCGACATTGGTTTTGGTGTTTCATTTGGTGCAAATCAAAAAATTTAAAAATCGTATATTTACAAAAATTTTTCTATATGAATACAATTCTTTATAAAGCGGCTCCGGTTGGAGAGTTAATCGATGCGGATGAAAAAGCCGGAATCATAAAAGGTTACGGATCATTCTTTGGAAACAAAGATTCTGATTCTGATATAATTATGAAAGGCGCATACAAAAAGACAATCGCCGAGAATGGCTCTAGGGTTAAATATTTATATCAACACGATATGAATCAACCAATCGGTAAAATGACTGAACTTTATGAGGATGACAAAGGTTTAGTTTTTGTTGCAGAGATTGCTAAAACGCAACTAGGGAAAGATGTTGTTGAGTTGATGAAAAGCGGAGTAATAACCGAAAATAGTGTAGGTATATTGCCAATCCAAAAGCAAGACAAGGGAGATTATAGAGAAATCAACGAGGTTAAACTATATGAAATTAGCGCCGTTACTTTGGCAGCTAATGACCAAGCTAAAATATTAGATGTAAAAGGGAACGTAGATTTAGAAAAAGTTTCTAAGCGATACGATAGCCTTTCTAAACTATTGCGCAAAGGCGAAATTTCAGACGAGATGGGTTACGCTATTGAAGCAGAAGTATTAAAATTAAAATCATTATTTATTGAGTTCACGAAGCCGACAGAAATTATCACTTCGCCGAATGTTGAAGTAAAAAGCAATGATTCAGAAGTGTATAATTATTTATTAAATTCATTAAATTCATAAAAAAATGAACGAAGAACTAAAAGGTCAATTAGACGGAATAAGCAAGTCTATTGACGCAAAGATTGAAAAATCTAATTCAGACGTTGTAAACAACGTTGTTGAAAAAGCTAACGAGATTGTAAAATCAGAAGTAAGCGGAATGGCTACTAAATTAAACGAGCGTTTAGACGCTATGGAAGTAGCAAACAAAAAACAATTCAATAGCCAAAAGAAAGTAACTTTTAAAAGTGCTTTAAAAGAGGCGTTAGATAATGGAGCGGTTGATGGAATTGCAAAAGGTAATTCAAGAAGCGCATCATTTGAATTAAAAGCTGATATGACTGTTGCAGCTGATTTTACCGGAGAGGTAATTCCGGCGGACAGAGTACCGGGTTATAAGTTTGATCCAACGAGACCAGTTCACGTTAGACAATTACTAGCTACCGGTTCAACTCAATCTGATGTTGTAAGATATGTAAAAGAATCAGGATATTCTAATGGCGCTGCTGCAACTGCTGAAGGTGCAACTTTAGGACAGTCTGACTTTGATATGACTGCGGCTGATGCTAACGTAAGAAAAATCGGAACTTACTTCCGTATTTCTGAGGAAATGTTAGCTGATACGCCTCAATTAACGTCGTACCTTTCTGCAAGAGCGCCTGAGAAACTTTTAGAAGTGGAAGATGCTCAAATATTAAGCGGAGACGGAACTGGTGCTAATTTAAGCGGTATCATTACTGATGCAGCTGACTTTGATGTATCTGCAAGTGGTGCATTTTATCAGTCTGTTGAGTCTGCAAATGAGTTTGACGTTATCGTTGCTGCATTAAATCAATTATCATTATTGAATTATAGCGCTGACTGTATTATGTTAAATCCTACTGACTTTAACAAAATCTTATTGTTAAAAGATTCAACTAACAAATACTTAAAAGACCAAGTTTATAACGGATTACAACCTTCTTTTTCAGGAGTTAAAGTAATTCAGAACACTGCTATCACTGCGGGAACTTTCTTAATCGGAAACTTCGGTATTGGTACTCAGTTATGGGTTAGACAAGGTGTGAACGTTGAATTCTTTAGAGAAGATGGAACTAACGTAAGAGATGGATTTGTAACTGTTAGAGTAAGCGAAAGAGTTGCTTTAACAAACTACTTACCAAATGCGTTTGTAAATGGAACTTTCTCAACTGCAATCGCAGCATTAGAGACTCCATAATAACTAAAATAATATATTTTGAAAGGCCTAGATTAATTTCTAGGTCTTTTTTTATGCCCTTAATTTACAAGGGTTTATAAATAAAATGAAAAAAAACTTTAAATAAAAGTGAAAATATTTTTTTAATTCCAAAAAAGGTTTTATCTTTGGAGGGTGGGAAACAAACTACCACGTTAAGACAAACAATTATGAATTATTTAGAATTTTCAAAAGAAGCACAAAATTTATTAACAGTAACAATGTCTAAAGTAGAAATGCAATTAGCATATGTTATATATACCAACTTTGATATATCTATTATGGAGTGTGTGAGTATAGCAATATCAAGTAACCTATCTAGTGGTTTTAAAAACTCACTTTCACAAAGCATTTAGAGTAAAAGAACATTAATATAATAGGGAGGCGTAAAAACCTCCCATTTAAAACAAAACAGAAATGAAAAAACTACAAACATTAGTATTGATTTTAGCGCCTAGCTATTTCATCGTCAGATTATTAACCGGATTAATTTTTAACGTATAATGAGTAAGCCAAAACACTACGACAATGGCGCAAACTATGACGTCATAGATATTGCAAACGATTACAATTTATCCTTTGCTAGAGGGAACGCCGTTAAATACATTGTAAGGGCCGGAGTAAAAAGCCAAGAGACAGAGATTGAGGATTTAGAAAAGGCGATTACTTGTTTAGAAAGAGAAATTAATAACCTAGAAAAAAAGAAGTTATGTGTATAGTTGACCACGAATTAAACGAGCATTTAGATTCTTTGGAGGAAAAGAGCGAATGTATGGAGTGCGGTGTTGATGTTTCTTTAGGCAAACACTATTGTTGTTTCAGTTGTTTAAACGCATCCAATAGGTAACGGTATTGATAAATTTTAGTTGCGAACTTAAAAACATAAAACAAATGATTACACGAGAAGAATATAATAAAGCCTTGGACATTATAGAAGCCTATCATAAGCAATTAAATTTATCTAATTTTAGGCATCTTCGTGAACAATTAAGTCCCGAATTAGATAGAAATGATTTTATTGAATATGTAGGCGGTTCAGAAAGCCAATTCCTTACATTGGGAAATAAATACCGTTTAATTAGAAAACCTGACATAAGACACAGGAAAGTTGTTATAGAAAATGACGCTAGTAAAAGAATGATAACAAATAAGCGGTATTTTAAAGGGGATTAATTGCTTACAACGCTTAGTGTAAGATGCGCCTAAATGCTTTCTAATGACTACTAACCTACGTTAAAAACGTGGGTTTTTTTATTTTGTTATCTTTACAAATATGGATAGCAGTCAAATCGGATGTTTAGCTGAATATAAGTTTGCAACTACTGCAATGGAACAAGGCTTTTATGTTTCTTTTCCTTTACTGCATACCTCAAGATATGACTGCATAATTGAAACGCCTAAAGGGTTGTTTAAAGTACAAATAAAATCAGTTCACAATCACAAAAATAGAACAAGAGTTTTTTTAAGAGATACAAAGAAAAATTCATACAGTAAAAAAGACGTAGATTTTTTTGCTATTTATTACAGAGACAAAGACGGATTCTTTATTTTAAAAAATGACGGCAAACGAAAATCATTTGAATTAACATCGTCTAAATATTCAAAATATTTTAATAACTTTGCAGAACTTTAAATGTTTTCAATTTTGTTTTCCAACGAAAAGGCGTCACAAACTAATGTGGCGCTTTTTTTTTATCTTTACAAAAATATTCATAATATGAAACTAAAAATCAAACAATCCATATTAAAAGGAGACAAGCGTTACAATGAGGGCGATGTTATAGATTTAGACGCAAAAACTGCTGATAACTGGATTAAAAAAGGTTTAGGATCTAAAATATCTAAAAAGAAAGAAAAGCAAAAGTTTGAAACAAAAGAACTAAAGGTTGAATATAAAGAAATCAAATCAGATGAGGCAAATTAAAATAAACGCAACTACCGGGAATGAAATATTAACGGCTCAAAATGTTAAAGACTACGTTCGTATTGATACAAGCGCAGATGATAATTTAATTACTGCAATGATTTCTCAGGCTAGAATATGGTGCGAAAATTATATTTCGAGAGATATTGTTCCAAAAAATAGAACGTACTACTTAGACACAACAAATGGTTTGTTTGATTTACCTTTTGGGCCTATTGCTAGTATATCAGAAATAACTATTGACGGAACGGCTACAACTGATTATGAAATACTTGGCTTAGATAATGAAACTATTGAATTAGATAGCGGCTCTGCTGAAAAAGTAAAAGTTACATACATAACAGTAGGAATAAACGATTCTCTAGTAAAACAAGCGATGTTGCAACTTATATCAACGTATTACGATAATAGGGCGGATTTTACAACTCAGCAAAACGATGTCGCAGAAATACCAACATCAACAAGACAAATTTTAACGTCTTACAAAACTATGTTTATTTAATGGATGCGGGAAAACTAGATTCTAAAATAATAATAAAGCGATTAGTTAAATCGTCTGATGAATTTGGCGGATATAATTCTACTTTGTCAGAGGTTGCTACTGTATGGTGCAATTTAAAGCAAATTAGCGGAGATATAAGCGACAAACTAGGTAAAAGAACACAAGATGTTCAGATTGAAATAATAATGCGTAAAAACACCGCAGATTTAATTCAGTTAGGAGATATATTTACATTAGAGGGCGGTACAAAGAATTATCGTATAAATGAAAAATATGAGTTTGATTTAGATTTTTATACTAAACTATTAGCAACAAAATCTGAATAGGATGGATATAAAAATAAATCAGTCAGACTTGGCTCAACTTAAAAAAAAGTTAGACAATTTAAGAACATTTGATAAAACAACGCTTTCAAATGAACTTGGAAAGACTGGAGCCGATATTTCAAGAATTGCAACAAAAGCTGCGCCGGTATTTAAGGGAACTGGAGGAGGTACATTGAGGCAATCAATAAGGTATCAAAAACAAGGCAAAACTGTTGAGGTTATAGCCGGAGCAAAATATGCGCCTTATGTAGAATTTGGAACGGGTGCTTTTGTAACTTTTGATGATATGCTAGAACTTGGAATACCAAAGAGTTATGCGGCGCAGTTTAAAGGCTCAAAGCCGGGTTATATGAAACCTCAGCCGTTTTTCTTTGGCTCTGCTAGAATAGGTCTAAAAAAATTATTAACTCGTTTAAATGGCGAAATTAAAAAAGCTATAAAATAATATGTTAGAGGCGATTCATTATGTAAGGAAAGCAATTATTGCAAAATTAAACGGCAATGTTTTAATTAACAATGTCGCCGTACCGGTTTACAATCGTATTCCGACTGATGCAACCTATCCATTAATTAGAGTTTATTCAGTTTCAACAGACGAAACAGACCAAAACCAACAATCATTTATAAGTGAAACAATAACACGAATTGAATGTATCTCAAAATTCTATTCAGATGATGGCGGACAATTAGATACTAATTTAATGGTATCTCAATGCTTACAAAAACTCAGAACTAGGTCTGCAAACTATATTGATTTAGCGCCAAACGGATTTAATGTTTATACAAGTGAAAACAACGGCGTTACTTATTTAGAGGATGATTTAGCGGATTCAACTTATTTTAGAGGAATAATTGAATTATCAAATAAAATTCAGCAAACTGTTCCGGTAATTGTTTCATATACTGATCCTTTACAAAGTGAGTTGCAACTAGAATACAGAAACCAATATACAGATAGAATTGTAGCCGATGGAGGACAATATGAATCCATTGAATGTGCAACAGACGTATTATACAACCAATAAAATAATAAAAAAATGGCTAAAATAACCTATTCAGCAAAATTTGACAATGTAACTTCTGATTTACCGAGAATCAACAAAGTTATAGCAGCTGATATGAACGAAATAAAAGACTCTGTAAATTCCTTATACGATTCAATCGGTGGTTGGGTTGATTATGAAGATTCAGCGACCGCAGTAACTCCAATAAATTTGACTGCAAATGTTTGGACAGATTTAACAAATGACAAGGCCGGAAGCGGAACAATTACAACATACAAGCCTAGTTTTATAACGGGCGATTTATGGAACTCTGCAAATAATTCTTTGGTCTTTACAGAAGTTGGAGCCGGTAGAGTTATGATTGTACGAAATGATTTCGATATAACCGCCGGAGCATCAAATACAAGACTAGATGCACGTTTATATTTTCCTGATACTGGAAAATCTGTTGAGTTTATGCACGATAATATTGCAAATAATAATGATCTTGTAAGGTATTCGAGAACAACGCAATTATTTACGAATACTGACGTTTTAACAAGCGGTTGTAAAATTCAAGTTCGAGTTGATAAATCAGGAGCAACCGCAACAGTTGAGAACTTTTTAATTACGCTTATATCACATTTCTAAAACAAAACAATGCGACAAATAAACAAAATTATAATTCATTGTAGCGCTACGCCGGAGGGTAGAAAAACAAGCGCCGAAGAAATAAAGAGTTGGCATCTAGAAAGAGGTTTTTCTGATATTGGTTATCATTATATTGTCCATTTAGACGGCTCAATTTCCTATGGTAGAAACATAGATAAAATAGGCGCACATTCAAGAGGTCAAAATAAAATGTCGATAGGTGTTTGTTATATTGGAGGCTTAGATGAATGTTTAGATCCTAAAGATACAAGAACGCCACAACAAAAAGAAAGTCTTTTAATCTTACTAAAAACACTAAAAAAACTACATTCTAAAGCGGTTATTTACGGCCATAGGGATTTTAGCGAAAAGGCTTGTCCAAGTTTTAATGCTTTTGATGAATACAAATACTTATAAAAATGCCAAAGAAAAAATTTAAAGATACAAAGGTTGGTCAGTTTATACTTAAAAAAATACCTGGATTTGTTGGAGATATACTTCCACAAAAAGGAGTCTTAGGGGTTGTTAAAAATTTAATTGATAATGAGCCTGAATTGACAAGCCAAGATAAAATACAATTACATAATGAACTGATTGAGTTATATGAGTTAGAGGTTGCTGATAGGGATTCGGCTAGAAAACGAGAGGTTGAAAAGGCTAAGTCAGGAGGCTTTGACTTTATGTTTAATTTAACCGGTGTTATTGGATTAGGCGCTTTTGCTTTTATTATTTATGCGATTGTATATTTACAAATCCCGGAATCAAACAAAGAAGTTTGGATTCATTTGATTGGAATTTGTGAGGGAATTGTATTATCAATTTTCGGTTATTTCTTTGGCTCTGCGGTTAGAAAAAACAACTAACTAATAAAGTGTTTTAATTTTTGTATTTTTGTTTTTAAATTACAAAAATATGTCGTTAGCGGATAAAGCAAGTCTTTTACTTATACCAACCGGTTACAAATCACAAAAAGTTTATTCTATTTTTCCTACTGATGGAGTTGGAGATTTTGATTTTTCACGATCAAGTAGCGCCACAAGAATAGCAAAAAACGGATTAATAACAACTGTTGCTGCAAATGTTCCAAGACTAGAGTATCCTTTAATTGATGGCGTAGTAAGTGGATGTCCTAGTTTGTTATTAGAGCCACAGAGAACTAATTTAATACAGTATTCAGAAGATTTTAGTCAATCGTATTGGACTAAATTAAGCATAAGCATAACAAGTAATTCAGTTATATCGCCAGATGGAAGTTTAAATGCAAGTAGTTTTACGCAATCTGGTGGAACTGCGGAGCATAGTATTTATCACAGTTTACCTACCATAACAAGTGGAGCGAAATATACTGGTAGTGTTTTTTTAAAATATGATGATTGGCAATACTTTCAAGTTAGGTTTAGAAGTGGTGGATTTGGAGGAGAAATTGGAGTAATATATGATGCTATAAACAAAACTATTACTACTACAAATGGAAGTTTATTAAGCTATAAAGTTGAAGAGTATGCTAATGATTGGGTTAGAATTTCTATTGTAGTGCAATCAACAAGTGCAAGTAATTATGCTGGACTTGTGGTTGCTTATAACAATTCTGGAAATGTTTTTAATGACCCAGATAGTGTACCTAATACTGGAGCAAACGTTTATATATTCGGTGCTCAAATTGAACAAGGTTCTTACCCAACTTCTTACATACCAACTAACGGAAGTGCAGTTACTCGTTTAGCAGAAACTTGTAATAACTCTGGAGATGCTTCTACGTTTAATGATTCAGAAGGTGTTTTGATGGCAGAGATAAGTTTTTCTGAAATATCAAGATTAAGCATAAATGATGGAAGTACGAGTAATAGATTGATAATAGGACAAGATGGAGATGGTGATATAAGAGCATTGGTAACATCATCAACAACACCTATCTTTGATGTAGCGAGTGGAGTTGTATTAAATGTATTGGGAGAAACTTTAAAAATGGCATTAAAATACAAGCAAAATGATTTTGCATTATGGGTTAATGGTGTTGAGGTTGCAACTGAAAATAGTGGTGCTACTCCAAGTGGTTTAAATGTTTTAGAATTTACAGCTCAAGGTCTTAATACTTACGGAAACACTAAACAAATACAATACTACAATTCAGCATTAACAGATAGCGAACTAGAACAACTAACGTCTTGGACATCTTTTTCAGATATGGCGACTTCTCAACTTTATAGCATCGAGTAGATATGGAAAACTGGAAAGACATAAAAGGTTACGAAGGTCATTATCAAGTTAGTGATTTAGGTAGAGTTAAATCGTTAAAAAGATGGGTAGACAATAAAGGTAATGGTGGTTATTTTGTAAAAGAAAAAATATTAAAATCAAACATAAAAAATGAACGCTACCCAATTGTAGGATTAACAAAAAATAACACAAGAAGAAAGTTCAGAATTCATCAATTAGTAGCTATGGCTTTTTTAAACCATAAACCTTGTGGGCATAAATTGATAGTTGACCATATAGATAACAATCCTTTAAATAACAATGTAGAAAACCTACAAATAGTAACAAGTAGAGTTAACACTACTAAAGACAGAAAAGGTTATTCAAGTAAATACGTAGGTGTTTATTATAATGACAAAGGAATTAATAGATGGAGAGCCACAACAAGTGTTAACGGAAAGGTTGTAAGTTTAGGTTCTTTTGATACAGAAGAAAGAGCATCGATAGCATACAATTTTGCATTGACGCAATTAGATAAATTAAAAGATTATACACAATAGAATAATATGGCACAGAAACTTAAATTCGGTAACGGAACTTGGGCGACAAAGAAAGGCTCTACGTTGTCTTATAATGACGAAGGTGGAAATTATAAACCTCTACCCTTTACAACAACTAGAAATAGTATTGCAACAAGAGTAAACAAAGAAGGATTAATAGAAGTAGTTGGTAATGATGTACCAAGAATAGATTATACAGATAGTGCAGATGGTGTTCTTTTGTTAGAGAATAGTTCTACTAACCTTGTAACTTATTCAGAAGATTTTAGTGATAGTAGTTGGACTCCAACACCTTCTTTAGTTAGTGTTTCCTCAAATCAATATATCAGCCCAGATGGAAGTCAAAATGCTGATAGATTGCAAATTCAATCAACAAGTTCATTAGCTATACTAGCAGATTTAGTTTCTCATACAATAAATGTAGATATAACTATTTCGGCTTGGGTAAAAAGCAACACTAACTCCGTAGAAAAAATAAAACTATTTGGAGATTACGGAACTACAAATGCAGTTTCAAGTGAATTTTTAGTAACAGATACTTGGAAAAGAATAGAATTTACATTTACACCTACTGCTACTGGAAATAGAAATTTAGGTTTTTACAATGTTTCAAATTTAGCAACAGATATACAAATTTATGGATTTCAAGCAGAAGTAAACGACTTTGCTACATCCTACATCCCAACCTCTGGCTCAACACTTACAAGAGTAGCTGATACTGCAAGTGGTGCTGGTAATAGTGAAGTGTTTAATGATAGTCAAGGTGTACTATTTGCTAATATAGCAGCTTTGTCGAATGATGGTACAAATAGGTTTATTTCTTTAACAGATGGTAGTAACGATAATAGAGTTTTATTTGGGTATAGAGCAGCTTCAAATCAAGTATTTGCAAGAATTGAGGGTAATAATTCAGCTTCTGTTGATTTAACTAATGTTGTTAGTGATACCGAAATAGTTATTAAATTAGCTATTTACTACGATAGTTCTTTTAATTACAAAATGTATCTTAATGGTTTTTTAGTTGATAATGCAATAGGTACAGATAGTATTATAGGACTTGATAGATTTGATTTTACAAATGCAACGGGTACTGAAAACTTCTACGGAAAGACAAAAGAAATTGGCTACTACGATACTGCATTAACAGACGAAGAATTAGAATATCTTACAAGTTATAGGTCATTAAACGAATTAGTAACAGAATTAAACTTAAACACATTATAAAATGGCAAACACATTAAAATTTGGTAATGGAGAATGGTACGGAAAGAAAGATACTATCCTTGCCTATAATGATGAAAATAGTAATTACAAACCTTTACCATTTGATTTTAGTAGAGCATCAAAGGCTACTGTTATAAATAAAGATGGTTTAATTGAAGAGGTAGGTAGTGGACAACCAAGAATTGACTTTAAGGATGATAGTAAAGGTGCTTTATTGTTAGAGCCGAGTAGGAGTAATTTGATACCTTATTCGGAAGATTTTAGTAATGGTGTTTGGTCTAAAATAGATTCAATTGTTTCTCTTAATCAAGATATATCTCCAGACGGGACAAATAACGCTACATTGTACACCTCAACAAGTGCATCTAATAGATTGGAGACTAATTTCTCACACCCTACATCGGTTAGAACATTTAGCATTTGGGTAAAAAGTTATAATAATATTTCTGTAAGTGGGAGATTGACGTTTTCTGGGTTGAATGATTTAAATTTTACAACCACTAATGAATGGCAAAGAATATCTACAACAAGAGATATAAGTGGAGATACTTTTAAGTGTTCTTTAAGATTAACAAATGACAATGAATCTGTTTTAGTCTACGGATTCCAACTAGAAGAAGGCAGTTACGCTACATCGTATATTCCTACATCTGGAAGTGCAGTAACGAGGTTGGCTGATACTTGTAGTCAAACTGTACCAGATGGTGTTATAGGACAAACAGAGGGGAGTGTTTATGTTGAAGTAAATATATCAAATACAACATCCAAAACAATATTAGCTTTAGATACTGGTAGTGCAAGTAATTTTATAATATTAGATACAAGCAGTAGTTTAAGTCCTAAAATTTTAGTTAGACAATCAAGTGGTTCTTTTCCAGCAATTATTACTGGAACTACAATGAGTTATGGTGTTAATAAGATTGCTTTCTGTTATAAATCTGGAGATTATGCAATGTATGTAAATGGCGTATTGTCTGGAACAAGTACAAGCACCACATTTCCAAGTGGAATTATAAAAAGAATTTCTGTCGGAGCAAATTCAAGTTATGGATATTTATCTGATACAGTAAACGATGTTAAACTTTACAACACAAGATTATCAAACGCAGAACTACAAGCATTAACACAAGTGTAACAAATACACCTATAATAACAACAAGAGTAAATCTTTACATAAGGAATACAATAAGATAAGAAAATTAAAAAAACTATACAGATAATATAATAACTAATAGTTATAACCAAAAGTTAAAATAAATAAGTAATGAGAATAAGTAAATACGAATTTGATAGCAGAGAACAAGCGCAAAGTAAAATAGATGCTCTTGGAACTGCAACTGATGAAGATGGAAATGAATATCCAACTCACAAAAGTACTATTGTACAACTAGGAAATATTGTTCTTGAACAAGGAGAATATGACGAAGAAGGAGAAGAAGTAACTGCTCCAGTATTATCAGAAGGTTGGCATATTGATGTATGTTGGAACGATGCAGATATTACTACAATAGAACAAGAAGCAGTTTTAGATGAAGATGGTATGATAGTAACTCCGGCGGTTACATCGGTAGATCATCCTGAAGGTTGGAAAGATTATTCAGTTGATATCGAAGGGAATGGCGTACATTCTTTTTTTGGTTTAAATTACGATTCACACAAAATTTAATATCTTGGATTTGGATAGCAAAATATCTTTTTTTGGTGGTTGGTTATTTACTACTGTTTCGTCAGTTTCTTTAATGGGATTATATCAAGCGGCTTTGGTTGGACTTGTCGGAGGTTTCTTTGGTCTTTTAGGCAAAGAGATATTCTACTTTATAAAAGGCAAGATAAATGACAAAGTTAAACGACAATAGTAATTTATCAATTAACATCAAATGGCTTATCCAAATAGTTTTGGGAGTAGGTACTGCCGTTTATATGTATCTACAACTTGAAAATAGAATAAAAGAAGTAGAAGGCGATATAAAAGGAATTAGGCACAATCAAAACGTATATGTTTTTCCTGATATTAGAGTTTTAGAAAGTGAAATACTACAATGGAAACTCGAAAGGGAAAGATTAAGAAAAGATATCAAAAGAATAAACGAAATAATAAAAAAATAAAATAATAGTATCTACAAATTGAACTATTTTGATAAATAAATATTTTCGTATATTTACACAAAATTAATAATATTAAAAATTACATAAATGGCTACAACCGGAGTATTTAACGGAACTAACTTAATTTTAACAGTGGAAGGTGCCACAGTTGGACATACTACAAGTTGTTCAATGTCTTTATCAATGGACACACCGGAAGCTACAACTAAAGATTCAAACGGATTTTCTGAGTATATCGGAGGCGTAAAAGGGGGAGAGATTTCTTTTGAGGGATTAGTAGTATATGACGATGCGTCAAATGCTATTGAGATGGCTGATTTTCTTTTAGCTAGAACTCAATTAACTTGCGTATTTGGAACTGCTGAAACTGGAGACGCAGTCTATACTGCTGAAGCATTTTTATCAAGTGTTGAAATGTCTGCTGAAATGGAAGCTGCCGTTACTTATAGCGGGTCTTTAACCATCACCGGAGCAATTACAAAATCAACTAACTAATAATAATTAGTTTTTATTATATAGGCCGCCGTCAATATTTGGCGACGGCTTTTTTTACATTAATTTTAAACCTTAAAAAATGACAAACAAAAAAAGGGGTTACATTGACATTAAAGTCGGTAACAAAAACAGAACTCTACATTTTTCAATGAACTTTTGGTCGGAATTTACCGAACAATTAGGAATTTCACTACAAGACATTGGCGGAGCATTTCAAAACGGAATATCAATTAAAGGATTGAGAGCCTTAGTTTATTCTGCAATCTTAGCAAACGACCAAGAAAATGGAAACGAAATAGATTATAATTTATTTACTGTTGGCGCTTGGTTGGATGAATTAGACGCCGAAAAAATTAATGAGATTGTTGAGGTAATGCTACAATCTAAAATTTTAGGTAATAGTTTAAATGGCGAAACTGAAACTAAGGGAAAGCGTCAGCCGTCAAAGAAGAAGTAAATTTTGAAAGCCTAACTGACCATTATATTGGATTGGTTGGAATTAAGCCTGACGATTTTTGGCGGCAAACTTGGAGGGAAAATGCTTTAATCGCCCAACACTATCATAACAATATTAATTTAAATTGGGAGCAAACTCGTTACATTGCAGTAATGATTCACAACGTGCAATGTGAGAAAAAATCACAGATGCTAAAGCCTGAAGATTTATTTCAATTACCAAGCGATATTGCAAGAAAAAAGAAAAGGTCAGAGCCTAAATCTACAAAAGAGCAAATGGATGCTTTTATGGTAAAATATCAATCAATGACTAATAAAAAGACGTTAAAATAAAAGCGTCTTTTTTTTTGTATTTTTGTTTCAACTTATTTAATACTATGGCCGAACAGAATTTAAAAATAAATATTACCGGAGATTCTAGAAAATTAACTAATGCGTTAAATTCTGCAAGTTCTAAACTATCAAGTTTTGGTTCTAGAATGAAAAGCGTAGGATCACAACTTCAAACTAGACTAGCATTGCCATTAGCTTTAGCCGGAGGCGCAGCCGTTAAAATGGCTATGGACTTTGATAAGTCAATGACACAGATAAAATCATTGGTTGGAATAGCCGGAAAAGAGGTTGATAAAATGGGCGAATCTGCTCGTAAAATGGCATTAATAACCGGTAAATCAAGTTCAGAAGCAGCCGAAGCGTTGTTTTTTATAACATCTGCGGGTTTACGAGGAAAAGAAGCAATGGATGTTTTAGAAATGTCTTTAAAAGGTGCGGCAGTAGGTTTAGGACAAACAAAAACAATAGCTGATTTATCAACTTCAGCGATGAACGCATACGGCTCAGAAACATTATCTGCGTCAGATGCAACTGATATTTTAACGGCGGCAGTTAGAGAGGGTAAACTTGAAGCATCAGCGTTAGCCGGTGCAATGGGTGGAGTTATTCCTTTAGCCTCAAATATGGGAGTTTCTTTTGACCAAGTTGGTGCTGCAATGGCCGCAATGTCAAAAACGGGAACAGATGCCGCAACCGGTGCAACTCAATTAACGGCAATACTAGCATCATTAAAAAAACCAAGCGCCCAAGCGGTTGATGCTTTAGATGCTATGGGAATGTCTACTCAATTTGTACAACAATCTTTAAGAGAAAAAGGTCTTTTAGATACTTTAGTAATGTTGCAAGAGGGTTTAAAGAAAACCGGACAAGATACAACTGCATTATTTCCAAATATTAGAGCATTAAAAGGAGTTTTAGATTTAACGGGTGCTAGTGCAGAAGAAAATAAAAAGGTTTTTGATGCGCTTAGTAAATCAATGGGTGCTACTCAAAACGCATTTGATGAAACCTCTAAATCAGCAAGTTTTAAATTTCAACAATCATTGAATGCTGCAAAAGAAACTTTAACAAGTCTTGGACAACAGTTATTGGTTGCAGTTATTCCTTTAGTTCAAAAACTTTCAAATTTTGTTAGAAACTTATATTCAGCATTTAGAGATTTATCTCCGGTAACTCAAAAAGTTATAATTGGATTTGGAATATTTGCAACCGCATTACCTACATTAATTGGATTATTTGGCACACTTACAACTATTGTAGGTGCTTTATTATCGCCATTGGGATTAATAGCGGGAGCATTAGCAGCGGTATCATATATAATTTATAAAAATTGGAATGAAATATTGCCAGTTATAACTAATTTGTATAATCAATTTGTTGATTTATACAATTCATCTGCTAAACTAAGAGTTTTAATTTACGGAATAGGCGCTGCTTTTAAAAGCGTTTTTGATATAGCAAAACTTTATGTTGATAATTTTGTCAGTTCATTTTCTACAATGTGGAAATTAATTAAAGAGGCTAGTGAGAAAGGATTTTCAGGATCTTTTGGCGATATTATAAAAAGTGGATTTGATGAACAAGTTGAAAATATAAAAAATACCGGTAAAGGTTTAGGAGAAAATTTTTCTGATGCTTTTAATGATGGTATAAAATCAAAGCTAGAAGAAAAAACAACCGAACAAATACAAAACGGATTATCAAACGCGGTTAATGGAGTTCAAGGTTATGTTAATTCACTAGGCGCTAAAGTTAGAGGATTTTTTAATGATGGTTTATTTCAAGGGGGAGGATTAGGAGACGCTGCGTCAGGGGTTTCAAGTCAAACAGACAATGGCCCTAGTACAGTTGAAAGAGGTGGAGTTGGTATTCAATCACTTGCAACGCCAATGAGCGATATGGTTGCGGCAGACAATGATAGATTGCCGACAGTCTTAGGAGAGCAAAAAGCTATTTTTATGGGTTTCACAATGTCTTTTCAAACGGCTATGGATTCAGTAAGAAGAATAAGCGGTGCGGTAAGTCAATCATTTTCTCAAATAGGTAATTCTATTGCTAACGCTTTTGGCGGAGCGCAATCCGCATTAGGTGCTTTTTTAGGTACTTTAGCAAAAGACGCTTTAAAAATTGTCGGCCATAATTTATCAATATCAATGTCTAACTCAATTACCGGAGCAACTCAATCAGCTAAATCGTTTGGCCCGGCTGCGGCTTTTGTTTTACCGGCATTAATAGCGGGAGCAACTGCATTAATATCAGGCGCTTTTTCAGGTATTGAAGGTGGTGGCGGTGGAGGTCGTAGAGCGATGGGATCATCTGTTGGAGGTTACGCCGGTACTACTAGCGGAGTTGTAACTGGTTTTGCAAATGGTGGAATTATAAGCGGCCCGACAATGGGATTAGTTGGCGAATATCCAGGTGCAAGACAAAATCCTGAAGTTATAGCGCCATTAAATAAATTACAATCTATTATTGGTAAATCTAGTAATGGAGGAAATATTAAAGTAACCGGAGAGGTTAGAGTTGATGGACAAGATTTGTTGATTGCAATAGAAAGAGCAAACGAAACTGCGGGAAGAGTTTACTAAAATAAAACAATGGCATACGGCGTAAAATACAGATTAGAATTTTCCGATGTTTTAGGATTTGGAAAAAAAATAGAAATATTAAAAAAAGATTATACCGGCGATGTTCTTCCAATGATTGGAGGCGCAAATCCGGTTTCAATATCTTGGCAATCGACTAACGATTTTTATAGCCCAATTATAGGCTCAAAATGTCAATTAAATTTATTTGTTACCGACGACGTTTCTTATGATGATTTTTATAAGTTCGATGAACGAGAGTACAAAGTAGTTATTTACTACAATCAAACACAAACCGGAACTTATGTAAATAGAGTTGCAGATGACGGAGGAAGTACAGAATCTATTGAATGCGTTGATAATTCTATTGATGCAAATTTAACAACCTCTACAAGTTTTAGGCGTAAGGTTTTAGACGACGGAGGCTCTTTTGAATCTATACAATGTTTATACAATAAAATAACAATAAATGACATTCCAAATTGGACAGAATATTGGTCAGGTTTTTTAGTTGTAGATAGGTATAAAGAAAAAATGACTACAAAGCCATTTGCGGTAAGTTTTAACGCTTTTGATGGCTTAGGCACACTAAATAATTTTAATAGCGTAATAGGCTATAATAACAACAATGTGCCGGTAAATAAAACAAATTTAGAACGTATTTCTGAAATACTGCAAAATTTAGATTTAGATTTAGATATTTACATAGCATCTGATATAAAATACAGAACTTTTAGCCCGGTAACAACTAGCAATTTTGAAGAAATTACAACTCTAGATGTTGGATTTGATGAAATGACCGGAGACTATGGTTTGCTAAATGCAAAACAACAACTTGAACTTTTACTAAAACAATTTAATTTAAGAATATACCAATCTTATAACAAATGGTATATTGTTGAGGTAACAAATATTTTTGATTATTACGTCAAAGATATGATTTACAACAAAGTTCAGTCAGGTACAAGCGCAACTGCAATAAGAGAAAAAATAACTACTCAATTACAAAGCACATACGAGGAATATATTGATTATAGAAAGTATGACTATTTAGGTGCTACTATTGGAACAGAAAGAAAACAAGTTCTTTACAGTAACAAAACAGAGTTAAAAGAAACTGGAAACACATTAACAAGGGATTTTTTACAACCGGCATCTGAAGTTCATATTATTGGAAGTTATTTAAAGACTAAAAACGCCTTTTACAATTCAGGTTTTGAGTATGGTAAATATGGCTTTGATGTCATAGAGGATTCTGCAACGTCGCCCGGATTTACATTAACAAATCCAGGTAGTGGGTTTTTTCCTGATGGCAGAAGAAACTATAATACAACCGGAGGAAGTGGAACGGGTATGATAGTAGATGCAATTATTAGCGGTGGAAGTGTTCAATCTTTTACTATTGTAAATAATGGACAAAATTATTTAGTTGGCGATATCATAAACATTCCTTTTGATGATCCTTTTGGAGTTTATGCAACTTTTGAAATAACTTCTATTCCATACTTTTCAGAAATAGCAACTGATGAAATATCTTTTAAAGGTAGGCGTTCAATGAAATTAACAGACATTGCACCGACTACTGGATTTACTCAAATGTTTAGTTTTGAAAGTGGTTTTTTTAATCCGCAAGAGGTTAAATATGCAGATTTTACTTGTAAATTAAAATACTACATAAGTGTTTTAAATTCACAAACAATAAATATCTCAAACTCATTTAGTTATTCAATAAACACAGTTTTAGGAAGTACCGGATATTTTTGGGATGCTGCAAGTGGTAAATTTTCATCAACCTACGCCGGAGTTAATACAATTACAACAACAACGACAAATAAATGGCTTGATTTAAATATTGCTTTAAATGATACTGATTTAAATGTTGGCTCTGCTACAACTGCAACAATAAAATTCACTATTTACAATACGCAATGTTCTGACGCTGATTATGATACAACGTATTATGACAATATGCAAATATTAGAATCTAAAACGTCAGCTGACCAATCAGACCAAACCTTTATTTCTAAACTTACTAATGTAGGGGTAAATACTAACATTAAAAAAGTCAATAGAATACCTGACCAAAAGGCGGGATATTATAGAACTAGAGAGGCAAATCCTTCGGCTACTTTTAAGCCAAATAGTATTGATTTAATGACTGTTTTAGGTAGAAATATAGCAAACGATTACAGAAATTTTGTTACAAGATATACCGGAACTTTTAGAAATTTAAAAAGAGAGCCGATGTCTATTCACAATAAACTATGGTGTTACTTTTCAACTGATGAGTTTGATCCACAAACTACAATAATTGACGGACTTACTTATAACATAAAAAATGCAGAGTTTAAAGTTGTATCACATTTACCAAACAATGATGATGATACGCCAACAACTAGCATAATAAATTAAACTTTTTTCTTTTGTTTTGTTTGTCAGCCGTCGTTTAACAACTTTGTTATTCGGCGGTTTTTTTTAAAATTATTTTTTTATTTGAAAAATTTTTTTTATTTTTGCGTAGAATAAAACTAAAAGAAATATGTTTGAAAACAACTTCAAAGCCGAAATGAAACGGCTAAATCTAAAGCGTTATGATGTTTGCAGATTGCTAAATTGCACAATGCCAACACTAAAATCACGTTTACAAAATCCGAAATCGTTTACAATTAATGAAGTGTCAATATTACAAGGCGCTGAATTTAATTTGAATGGAATAGAATTAACCTTAAATTTTTAAATTTTATGAAAACAATAAACATTAAAGGAAAAGAGTACATCACAGTTAATGAGCGATTAATTTATTTTAGAACTAAAGATGAATTTAAAGGCTATGGAATCAAAGAGGATATTGTTAGTATTGATGATGCTGAAGGAATTTTTAAAGTAACAATTTATGATTCTAATGGAGAGCCTATTGTATCAGCACACGCACAAGAATACAGAGATTCTAGTTACATAAATAAAACTTCTTTTGTAGAGAATGGATTTACCTCCGCTTTAGGTAGGGCGTTAGGTTATTTAGGAATCGGAATCGATACCTCCATAGCATCGGCAAACGAAGTTCAAAACGCCGTTACAAATCAAAAGTCAGACAATAAAAAATGGCTAACTGAATCACAATTAAACGCAACTTTAAAGGCTACAAAAGACCAAGC